GGGCGCTCTATTTCAATAAGGCTACGCTTTGAAGCAAGGCCAACCTTACGAAAAAACTTATTAGTTAGGAGCGCTCCTCGTCCGACTGTGTATTCATCCATTTCTTTTTCATCTTCCGCTCCTGGAACAAGAGCAGGGAGTGAGTCAATAACAATGCAATCAGCACCCTTGCTTTCAACGACTTGAATAACCGCTTCATACGCTTCCTCCATAATATTCGTAGATATAACAAACACGCGGTTAATGTCTACACCGCATAACTCTGCGTAAGAAGGGACCCACTGCTCTGCAGCAACCCATACAGTTGTAAACTCTGGGTCTTTCTTTTGATTAGCAGCAATAGTTTTAAGCGCAATAGCCGTCTTACCGTTGGACTCTTCACCAACAATTTCGTGCCATTGATTGGTTGGCCAACCCCCACCTAGCGCTACATCTAATGCAAGTGAGCCTGTTGTAACACGACCAATTAGGTCGTCTCTTATGTCTGTTCCAATTACTACTGTTTCTGGCCCAAACTTTTTATTTAACTTAGCAATTACTTTTAATAGTTCTGGATTCATTGTTGACTTGGTCATTACTCAAGCTTACCAATAATTGTTGTTGGGTTCCAACCGCCAGTTTGTACCTGCACCGCGGCTTGAACAGGCCCTGTTGGTTGAGGGCCACTTACTATGCCCTTACCCATACCTGAACCACTTTGTTGAATTGGGTACCCGCAGTCGTAACAACGCGCTCTACCGCCACCAGCAGCAGAGTAGTTACCGCTTCCACATCCTGGACAATTGTTAGATGCAACTGGTGGTGTGTATTGGGGCTGTTGTGGCTGTTGCGGTTGGTACACGGGCTGTTGCGGGGGTTGAGTTGCTTCTGGTCGTGGTGCTGGGGCAGCACCTAATTTATTAGCCCACCAATTACTACTCATCGTCATCCTCCTTGTTTGCTCCGTAAATTGATAGAAAATCATAAGACTTGTTTAAAAACCCTAACTCAAGTGCTGCAGAGAAAGCGGCAACCAAAGCAGCAAATGATACTTGTTGGTAAAGCCCCTCCATTAACTTAGGTTCAATCTCAGACACCTCTTCTGTTTCAATGTCTTGTAATTGAATTGTACTTATAGCTTTAGCGTTAATAGCGGCAATCATTTCAAAGAAGGGAAGAAGACCAACTATCTCGTCTACTCTAGTTTCGCTTTCACCCATCTCATACTCTTCGCCCTCTTCACTTACAGGCATTAAATCAAAAGCCCGAAATAAATGATTAGGCTCTTCAATGCCTAAGTCGTAGCAGTACCACCTAATTAAAGTGCTAAGCGGAATCTTATTACTGTATACCTGAGGTTTGTCTTCTTTTTTCCAAAACTTCCAACTCACTTGGCTTCTCCCCAACGTTGAACCGTTGTGATATCAGCAATTAGTGGGACGTTTAAAATGTCTATGCCTTCCATTGCAGTTCTAATGGCGTCCTCGGTTTCTTTAACAAGATGGTCTGGGCACAGCGTAACTAGCTCATCGTGAACGGTCAAGATTAGCTTAGACTCTACTGGAAGCAGGCCGTGAGCACGGACCATAGCCAGTTTAATAATATCTGCTGCTGAACCTTGGATTCTAGTGTTAAAAGCTTGACGCTCAGCTCCAGCTCTAACCATCCGGTCATTAGAGTTAATTTCAGGAAGATAGCGCTTACGCCCTAAAATTGTGTAAACATACGGTGGGCTACTAGCACGGGTAACGGCTAAAACCTTTAAGCGGTACTTGTTTACCGCAGAAAACGTCTTAGAAAAGTCGCCTAGTAGGTCCTTGGCCTCTGTTACAGAACAACCAATGGAACGAGCAATCTTATCTGGGCCAACGCCGTAAGCCATAGAAAGAACAAGGACCTTTCCAGCCTTTCGGTCAACGCCCATTGTGTCTCCAACTGTGGTGTATATGTCTTTACCCTCTAAGTAGTTAGACATCATAATTGGGTCCTCAGACATAGATGCAATAACTCGCGGTTCAATCTGAGAGTAGTCGGCTACAACTAATTTGTAACCTTCTGGCGCATAAAATAAATTACGAATAGATTTGCCGTGCGCTGTGTGGGGTGCAGGTACGTTTTGAAGATTAGGGTTACGACTTGAAAACCGCCCTGTCTCAGCACCGTGTTGGATAAAGTCGCAATGGATTCGACCGTCAATAAGAAGGCTGTCTTTATGCTCAACCTTAGATTTTCCACCAGTAGTTCTTGTGACATCGCCACCTAGGTAAGGAACTACATATGTAGTAAGCAACTTGTTTAAGTCTGCGTAAATAAGTAACGCGGTAACTAAAGGGTCCTTATCTCTATAAGGTTCTAAAGCCTCTGCTGCAACAGAATAGTCTTCATAAGTTAACTCTTTGCCTTCTTTATCTCGCGTATTTCCACGCAGAGTTAATACCTTTGGAGTCAGCCCTCTGCCACCTTCTGCCTTTGGGGCGTAAAGTAAATGCTGTTTCTCTTGGTTTGAGTTCATATTGAACTGACGCCCTGCAGCAATAAAAACTTCTGCTTTAGCTTTGTCAATATCTTCTACAAGTTTTTCGTGAAGTTCCTCTAAAACAACCATATCAATTGGTGCTCCAGTAAGTTTCATAGAACATAGGACGTTTAAAACATCCATCTCTAACTTCATTACTTTTTGTAAATTACTATCAGTAAGTCTAGGGTTTAAGTTCTTCCACAGTAAAAACGTGTACTTTGCGTCAAGGTACGCATACTTAGCTACCTGAGTAAAAGAGTGCTTCTCAACTTCTTTACCCACACCCTTAACCATGTGATAACCAAACTCACGGGCTAAAGAATCGGCTAGACCTACTTTATTTTTGTTCTTGTTATCTAAGATAAAGGAACCAATCATTGTGTCAAAGTACGGACCTACTGGGTATTTGTTTCCGTAATACTTTGCTACAGAAGTTAAATCAAAGAGTAAGTTATGCCCTACTTTTAAAATGTTAGGGTCAAACATAAGTGGTTTTAAAGCTGTAAACACATCGGCAGGAAATAACTGTTGTGGCGCATCATCAAATACATACGTTGCTTTTTTAGCGTCTCGAGAGTAGTCACTAGGTCTGGCAGGGAGCCCCTTTTCTACGCGTTTTTCTCCCTGACCAGTTAGTGGATAAACCACATCTAGTAACTCTCCGTGAGGATGTCCCATTGGGATAACGTCTGCTCGCCCGTGTGTGGCTAACGTAATCCACAAAACCTCATTTATTGGAGTATCACCACGACGGTCTCCTACAGTTTCAACGTCATACGCAAAGGCATCAACCTTTAAGTAGTGGTCAACTAATTCCTGTAGTTGTTCTTTAGTCGTAATAATATTCATGCTTACCCCTTTAAAGGTCTAAGAACTGGGGACTCCAGAAAGGGGGTGAAAGAAAGCCCCCAGCCCTTAGACAGCTAGTTTGCTTAAGCTAACAATGAGTTGGCAATTTCTTCCAACTCTGCCCATGAATGAGTTTTAATGTCATCCTTGGTATAGCACACCATTTGTGCGATTGCTGCTTCGGCTGCTGCTTCATCAATGCCCCAGTCCTCTTGGAGGTCTCGGCCCTTGATTGCGTTTAGGTGATAAACAGTTTGCTGCATCTTACCTGTACGACTAAGTGCCCAGAAGTTTTTGTTCAAAGGACCCTGAGGTGAGAAGTGTGCAGCATGTAGTGTCTTGTAAAGACGCGGTGTAGCAATCATCATCTGACGCTGTGGACCGCCTGGAGCGCTGAGATTAACGACGGTAAACGCACGCTTGTCCTCAGGCTTGCTATTGAGTTTGGTGCACAACGGGTCGTTAGCACCAAGAGAAATGTATGAACGACGACCAACAGTTTTTTGCTGTAGGAAGTGTTGCTTGTATGTTGCGAAGGGACCATCTGGGTCAAGGAACTTAATAACTTGGAAATCTTCTCCAAGCTTTAGTTCGACTGGGAAATCACCTGATGCGCCCGCTAATTTTTCAGCGGCATCCCAACCTGATTGAACTGCTGTTGATGAAGCCGCAACTGGACGGTCTTCAATTACAAACGCTTCAACTTCTGAAACGTATTCGTCTGCATTTGGAACTCGATTAACTGACATATATTTCCTTTGTTTTAGTTGTTTTCTGTTTCCGTTGCTCGGATTTTATCCCAAGCCTCGGCTATCTCATTTATGAGGTGCCGGTTAGTAGCCCATTCTATACGCTTTGACGTAAGTACGCCAGCTTTATTAAACAGTTCTACCGTTACCTCAATCATTGGTCTTGTGTACAAGCGCTTACCTTGTACCTCCTTACCGTTTTTGTCAATTGTTGACGCTAATCGGTAAGGAGATGTAGGTAGGTAACCCTCGCACATCCACGCACGTAGTGTAATGATAGGGCGACCTAAAGCATTTGCCAACGCTCCAAGAGTAAACATCTCCACGCTAGTTCCGTTGGGTAGTGTTTTAATGACTGGTTTAGAGTCCCACTCAACTTGTACCTTTTGTGGTTTTACATCTTCTCGACGTTTGCGTTTACTGCCTGGATAAAAATTATCCAAGTCAGCAAAAGTTGATTCGATAAAGTCTTCGGCCATATTAAACAATAAAGGCGTAGATAACTTTTTCGGGGAACATAGCGTCAATGTCTGCTTCTGTTAGTTCATTGCGGTAGAACGAAGCCATAATTTCTGCTTCATCTAACGTAGGAACCATCTTGACACAGCGCTCTGTTAAACCTTTTTCTTGGATAATTTTTTCTGCAATATCCATGTCAAGGTTTTTAATAACTTTTCGTTGATGAGTGATTTTATCAACACCAGTTATTTTGTCGTCTACCTCAAGGACAATGTGACCTTTTGAGTCAACCTCGCCGTATTCTTTAAGTAGGTCAATAAGACGAGTCTTGATATCTTTTTGACGGTTTGTAAGGAGATTAATTTCATCCTTAAGCGACACGAACTGTTGAACGTTACGTGTTAAATCTTCTTTGTTTAGAGACATGTTCAACCCCTTTCGAGGTCAAAGATAGTCGAAGATTTATTTAGCTGTCAAGCTGGTCTAGGTAATCCTCTAGGGCCTTAACTATGATGCTGGTCACAGTTACCTTCTCAAGGGCAGCCTTCTTCTGAACTGCGGTCCAGAGGTCATCTGAGACGCGGATAGTACGCGTAGGGGTCTTAGGTGCGTTAGGCATCCGACAATTATACCGAGGATAAGCGTAGGAACCCGCTTAAACTGCCTACGCTCATAGTTACTCCGCCAGCCTCATTTATGCCCGTGCCGTCAATAACAGCGCTTGCTACGGCGTTTTTATGCTGCAACATCTCGTGTTGTCTAACCTCAATAGACCCAGCAACTAAAAGGTCTTGCACAACAATAGTGGCCCACTTAGAAGAGGCTCTCATAATACGCCCATTTCGTTGAGTTGCAGAGCCTGCAGACCAAGGTAAATCATAATTAATAAGGAGATTAGCGGCTGGCAAATCAACCCCATAACCACCAGCGTCAGAAGATATAAAAGCGCGAATATTAGGAAGGGTGTTAAAGGCAATTTTGTTATCTTCTTTGGTCTTAGCATCAATACGGCCTGAGTAAGTAACGCACATATCTGGACCTAAAGCGGTAGAAATCTTTTCAAGCATGTCTACGTAAGTAGCAAAGATAACTACCTTGTTTTCTTCGTTCTCATCTAAGAAATCTTTAACGTAATTAATTAGCAAGTCAAACTTTTGGCTAACGTTTACGCCCTCTAAGGCTCCGTCTTGAACTATCTCGTAGGCGTACTTTGACCCCGTGCCTGTCATCATGTCGTAGTTAGAGGCGCTAGTACGGATAAGGTCTGGGTGAGAACAGAGCATCTTTAGACAACCCACCTTGGCCATAATCTTTCCTCTAAGTTCATCCATCTCTCCGCCACGTTGAGACTCAAGGCCATAGTGAGCAAAGATATTAAAGTTAGCGCCAAATAAGTTCTGGGCCTCGTCTAAGTCGTTTAACAAATCCTGCAAAATCTTGTTGTACAACTTGGCCGAGCTTCTATCTAAAGTAATTGTAATTGGTTCTTTATGGATAGCGTCGGGAAGGTACGGAGCTACGTCGGGGTCTTTTTGTGATTTTCTTACACAGGCTTCTTTTAACTTTTCGTGAAGTGTAGGCAAGTTTCTATAGCGGTCTACGCCACCCCAGTTGTTTCTAACAATAAAAGTTTTATCAAAGATATCAAAACGCCCAAGCAGTTGGTCATCTACAAACTGCATAATGCTAAACAGTTCTTCTGGTTTACCGTTTTCAATTGGGGTTCCGGTAAGGGCAAATTTAAACGGAGCGTTGGCTAACCGCTTTGTGTGCTTTGAGCGCTTAGACTTAAAAGATTTAATGGCCGTTGCTTCGTCAAGGATTACAAAGCCTCGTGGAAGTTTTTTTACAAACTCCCAGTCGTTAACAACTTGTTCGTAATTCATAATAATGTAGTCCACCCCTGAGTTAACCCAGTCCATGGCTTCTTCGTACTGCT